CAAGCAGAAGACGGCATACGAGATTCCTCTACGTCTCGTGGGCTCGGAGATGTGTATAAGAGACAGAGTTTATACTTAACTGACGACGAAGCGGTCTTAGTCGAGACGGTCTTGGCTATGAGCCTTGTCCAACTGGACACCCTGGTTAACATCGAGCCCGTGTGCAAAACACTAGGGGTTGACCCCAATGACGACGAAGCGGTCGATGCCGCAGGGGATAAGATTGAACGGATTATAACCAAGCTACGCAAGGCTGTGTATCAGTCCGGGTTTACTGGGGCAGCGTGACAAGCTACACTACAGGAGATGACTGACACTATGCAAATCGTAATCGACCTACAGACAGGGCGCGTGATGAGCGTGCCCCTAAATCAAACCTTGACAGGACAAACCGAACTGCTCCCAGAGGGAGCGTTGAAACAAGAACTAGAGAACAAAGCTACAGAAGAATTCTGCGTTGTCGAACTACCGAACAAAGACTGTATCTGGGTAGAACCTATCTTCCACGACTTACCTAGTCGAGTGAGCGGGAACACCCTAGGGGAATGCTAATGGGACTACTTGAACAAATCTATCAGAGCCGCGTAGGAAGAAGAGGAGAATGGCAGGACGCCTCTCAGCGAGAGCTAGAGCAAGTGTATAAGAACCTACTCCTAGAGCTACTGCTGCATAGCAGTGACTCGAACGAGGAGGTTGGGGCGACCGCCTACCTGACGACGATATTCCAGGTCACTTTGGACAGACTACAACTGGCCGAGACGATTAAACTTGAGGACCCAGAGGCAACACTTACAGGTGTGCTCGACTCCATTGAGCTTGACAAAGAATCAATCCTAGACATCATCAACGACTACTACGAGACAACTGACAATGAGATACCGACTACCGAATGCAGATCTGGCGGCCCTGAGTAAGGTCCCCGGTGCGTCCCTCTCACGGGGCACGTCGCCGGGGCCACCCAGGAATTGTCGGACCCTGTTAGGGCTGCCCCCTATCCAGGAGGGAGAGCCTTGGCTCACGCCTCCACCCGAGCTAGCCGACTGGGTTCCCGAGTGGCTCACACCCTACCAGAAGCGGGGCTGGGCCTTCCTAGTAGCTAGGCAAGGCGGCCTCCTCTACCACCCCCCAGGGGCTGGTAAGACCGCCGCAGGCCTATGTGCTGCGCTTAGCTGTGCCCAAGGGGGCAAGAAGATTATCATCATCACTCGCGCAGTGACACGACGACAGTGGGACAGGGAAGTCCAGCGCCTCTCTGACCTACGCCCCAAGACCCTGCGGGGTAAGAGTCCGACCCCGATACCGCGTGACGTTCGCTGCGTGGTGCTCGGCTGGTCGACGCTAACCGACTGGGTAGGGACGCTCATTGCATGGGGAGGACGAGACTTCGTGGTCGTCTTCGACGAGATTCACAAGGCTAAGTCTAGTCGCCGCCACGAGAAGTACGTGAAGGCTGCTGGTGTCATCGGATGGCGGGCCGCCAAGAACATCACAGCGAGCGCGGCTAAGCTATCGAAGGCAGCGGGGTACCGCATTGGGTTATCCGCTACGCCTTCCCCGAACGAACTATCGGACCTATGGTCTGTGCTCGACATCCTAGAGCCTGGGTGCTGGGGGAGGTCCCTAGACTGGGCCCGCCGATACTGCGGCGCCTTCCAGAATCAATGGGGAGGATGGGACACAGGGGGACGGAGCAACATCCCCGAGCTTAAGTCGCGCGTGGCCGAGATTATGCACAAGGTCAACCGAGCGGAGGTCTTCGAGAACATGCCGCCCAAGCGGCGTGAGCTATGCTACCTCTCAAAGGAAGACCAGTCTAGGCCGGTGGGCTTCAAGAAGGACCTCCAAGAGGCAGCACGCCAGGGTAAGAACGCTCTGTTCGAGATGCGTCTGATGGAGGCAGCCGCTCGCAAGCGCAAGTGGGTTATCGAGACTGCCCTGGACTGTATCGTAGAGTACAACCAGAAGGTGGTGATCCTCACAGGGAGGAAGAAAGACTGCGAAGCCATCGCCTCTAGCCTGGAGAAGAAGCTAGCCAAAACCAAGGACGCCGAGATGTGGTGGGGTCACGGTGGGATTAGCACCAAAGCACGGGATGAAATGGTCCAGGCTTATTCGGAACGGCCCAACCGTGCTGCCTTCGTAGGTACCACAGATGCCTTCGGGGAAGCCATTGACGGCCTACAACATACTGACCTGGCTATCTGCTGCCTGCTCCCCTGGAATGGTGGGCGCGTAGAGCAGATGGAAGGACGCTTCCACCGGAAGTCATCGACCCGACCCGTTCGTATTATGTACGTCATTGCCGAGGGCACAGTCGATGAGCACGTCTCCGACCTGGTCTTAAGGAAACTAAGTAACATCGAGAAAGCACTGGACCATCAAGAAGCAAGAGCCATAGCAGACACACTAGCAGGACTAGACGACGAAGACGCGATCATCACAAGCATTATCAATAAGATGGGAGGCATCTAATGCAGGAAGGAATACACTCCGTAATAATTACAAAGGTAGAACTTAAAAGCACCCCCAATGGGGATCTACTTCTGCGCTTGGTCCTACAGTCCGATATGGGTGAGGAGACACCGTTTGGTATCACACTCGTACCAAAAAATTCCCGGCTGTTCTATAACTTGTGTGCCGGGGTCGGACGAACAGAAGAAGACCTACCCAAAGGTACATTCAGAGATAAGCATAAGGCAACGGCTGCTTTCAAGCGTCTCTTCAGGGGCAAGACGGGACGGATCCACTATACCCCCCCCAACCCAGGGTGGCCCTGGCCTATGGTCAGGTGGCTTGCCCCAGCAGAGACCCCTACACCAGATCCATGGGCACGAGTTATAGTCCAGGGTGAGTAGGCTTTGACGCCTGCTCTGCTCCCGCAGTGATTAGTCTACACCTCTCTCACTTGCGGGGGCACCCCTATCCCTCTCACATCATCAATCACTAAGGAGGCAACATGACCTCATGGAATAAAGAACAACTCTATTCATCGAAGAAACAAGACTGGGCTACCCCCCAAGCTTTATTCGATGCATTGAATGAAGAGTTTGGCTTTGCCATAGATGCAGCCGCGTCAGAGCACAATGCTAAATGTAACACTTACCTCTCAACTAACAGCTTGAGTTATCCGTGGGCTGAGTTGTCAGAGTACCGCTCTGTATGGCTTAACCCTCCCTATGGTAAAAACATCGGGCAGTGGGTGGAGAAAGCCTACAAAGAGTCCAAGCGAGGCTGCTGTGTTGTGGTGCTCACCTTTGTACGAAGTGATACGAAGTGGTGGCATGACTGGGCGATGAAGGCAGCAGAGATACGCCTTATCAAGGGTAGAATCAAGTTTGAAGGGGCGACTGCTTCTGCTCCTGCGCCCTCCTGCCTGTTGATATTCGACGAGTCTCGGCGTGTCCCACAATTCACAACTGCAACTGACCTACCGAGGAGATAGCATGAGCAACTATAAAGGATCTAAGGCCAAACTCTGGAAGTTCTTGGATGGGATACCCAAACAAGAAGTTGTCGTAGGTATGGACCTAACTGAGATCGACAAGCAGTGGGGCGGATGCCTTAGCCCAGAGAACCCGAAGGACTTGTTACTACACCCAGCTACATGGGAAAAGTATTACCGGTATGGGTGGATTACGAGGGCACGCACTCTATCTAAAAAAGGTTTGAGAACGTACCTCAACTTAAAGGAACTACCATGAAGAAACTACTTAACCCAGGGCCATCCGAAGCAGGCTGGCATAGACTACAGAACGTGCTGCAATGCCCGCGTAAGTATGCACTGGACGCTGCCCAAGAGTGGGAGTGGAGTCCTCCCCTCATCAATGGATCTCTGGTCCACCTAGGCTTCGCGCACCACTACGCACTCAAGCAGAACCCCGAGGCCGACTTGGCTACTCCAGTGGAGGCGGTGGGACGCTTGGCCCTAGAACGTGCTGGCGAGTTGAACGATCCGAGGTGGCTAGAGTATGCCGAGTTGGTCAATCAGACTATATCGGAATACATCGATCATTGGAGAGGAGAACAATGGCGGGTCCTTCAGGTGGAGGAAGAGCTTAGGGCTCAGGTTCAGGATGAGGCAAGGGGCGAGAAGTATCTCTACACCCAGCGTCCCGACTTAATCGTTGAGGACAAGTGGGGCAAGGTTTGGATCGTAGATCACAAAACTACTTACAGGATCAGCCCCAACACAATTCGACGCTACACATTGTCGGGTCAGTTCCTAGGCTATCGCATCTTGGGTAAAGGTTTTTTTAAGGACCGGTTTGCGGGGATTGTACTCAACATGATACAACTACCAAAGGACGCGACAGGCGGTGCTTCTTTCAAGAGGCCTAACCTGGAGCCTGCTCCTATTGCTGACACAGATCATAAGCAAACACTCATCTACGCCGAACGAATAATCAGAGACCACCAACACTTAACCGACCCGATGGATTGGCCTGCCGTCCATCACGAAACCGCATGTACGACTCCGTATGGACCGTGCCCTTTTCATCACATTTGCCAATGGGGAAATCACCAATGAAACTATACATATTCGGAATAACCTACGGACCCTCGGGATCAGGTAAGACACTCGCGCTTATCCGTGCCTTCCCTAAGGGGCTATTTATTACACCAGAAGGTGCCCTACTCTGTGGCCAGCACCTAGCCTGGACGCCTGAAGGTAGGCTGTTTACGACCCTACAGGACGTGACAGACACTATTCGCAGGGAGCATACGAACTACCCAGCCATCATCGTCGATGACCTATCGCTGACGTTAGACACAGAGATGGCTGAGATCCGCAAGAGGTTCCCTGGTTGGTCCGCCAACAGTGAACTGAACCGGCGTATCACCGTGTTACGAGATGCCGCTCGCTCGGCCCAGTGCCATGTGTTCTTCACCATGCACGAGAAGGCGCCCCGTGAGGTCAAGCAGGATGGCAACACCCGCTACATCCCTGGGCACCCGATGGTCCCTGGCTGGGAGATGGCAGAGAAGTTGCCCGCTATGTGTGACTTCGTCGCCCGTGTTGTCTACGATGAGACGGTACCTTGGCCATGGCCTTATCAGTACCAGACCGGGCCCGACCAGAACTACGTTACTAAGGACCGCTTAGGTATCTCCCCGCACAGGTTCCCTATGAACCTACGCGCCCTGCTCAAAGCAGCCGGGGCTGAACTACCTAGGCCACAAGAACTTAAGTGGATGGACCAAGTCGTCGCGCAGCTAGCCCCAAAGCTGGCTCCCATCTTAGATGATGCCGACGAATTGCAAGCCATCTTCGGCAAGGCTGCTTCGAAGTTAACGAAGCATAAACCCGAGCACGTCATCTGGTGTCTTAGTGATGCCATTGACGAGGCTCAATTACTACAGCACGAATCGACAAAGGTCGAATCATTCATCAACAACCTGACACTAGGAGATACCCATGTCATCTGAATGGAGTTTTACCGCCGACTTTACCAACGTAACCGCAGCAGGAATGGGGGGAGCCCCCACCGAAGAGGCTTACTGTAAGGTAAAGATATATAGTTCCGAGGTCCGTGAGACCGCAAAGGGCGCGCAGCGCGTCATCTTCCGCTGCATGGTCACCGAAGGCAAGCACGCCAGTTCCGTCATTACTGATGGGCAGAACTTCCCTACACCCGAGAATCAAATTTGCCTCCGCTACTGGAAGGCACTGCTGACTTCGGTTGGCGTGACCGCAAAGGCGCTCGCCAAGAAAGAGGTCAAGATTAACGGGAAGTCTCTGATGGGACGGGAGGGCTTTGTCCACTTCATCCCTGCCCCCGAGGGTGGTTATAGCCAAGTGCGTTGGCTTAATGAGCAACAGTTCAAGACGCTGTCCGCGAAAGAAGAAGCGATGAGCCCAGCACCAGCACCGGTCAAGAAGGTCAAGAAAGCGGCGCCTATCGAGGTAGATGCTGCCCCTGAAGAGGAGCCTGAAGTTGTCCCTGTCGCTGCTGACTCGGATGATCCTTTGGACTTCTTGATCTAACATCTAACCGGAGGGGGTCTTGTGTAACCGGGGTGACCTGGTTGCTGCCAAGCAGGGCCCTCTCCTTTCCCTTTAGGAGAACCTATGGAACCCAAGAATTATTATGTTTATGAAATGCCACCTATTGACTTGTGGCACGGTACAGTTGACCTAGACGGACTGCCCCTTGAGTTTCGAGAACGAGCCACGAGCTTGGGCATGATCTTCTCTACCCTACACTCGGAGGATAAGTGGAGAAACCCCCCCAGGTTTGGTTTCAGGTATGAACTAGGCAACTGCGAGTTGCAGTTGTGGGCGTTCAGGAAGCAAGAGAACAATGGGACCACCGTAATAGCGAGCCCCACTCCACCTAACTTTGATATACACGGCGAGGAGCCGATCGTAGACCACGGTATATGGTTGGTTGGCTGGGAGGACTCCCCCCCGTTTGCCCCACCTATACTGAACGCCTGTCTCTAGGAGACGGACTTAAGTAGCCCCTGTCTTTAGGAGAACCTATGGAACCTCTATGCGAGGAATGCCCTTTGTGCGCCCACTGGATGGAGCGTCGAAAGTGGTCGCCTGTGCCCAGTGAGATCAACCCTGGAACCGATATTATTCTGGTGGGTGAAGCTCCTCGCATGGATGATACCACTGTCCAACGGCCCTTCATGGATGCCCATGGGGTTGAGGTGGTCGAGGCTCTCCAGGCTATTGGTGAGTCTCGGAAGTCTGTCTCATGGGCTAACGTCTGTGCCTGTCGATTCCCTGATGATAAGCCGGATAACTTCTTGGCTGCGCTACGGAAGACGAACCGCAACCGAGTGCGCGCAGGCAAGGACCCCATCCCTTCTCCGATGGACTGTTGTCGCCCACGGCTTCAGTCCGAGTTGGATGCCCATACCAACATCATTACTGTGGGCTCGCTGGCGGCAAAGGCAGTCCTACCCGGCAACCCAAGCCTGGGCTCTATCCGTGGGGGACCCACCCGTGTGGGCACGACCAAGGTCCTCCCTGCCCATGCCCCTTACTTCATCCGACATAAACCCCAGTGGCGCTCCGTCTTCCGCGGGGACATCGCCAAGGCTTTCCGCTACTTCAAGGGCAAGCTACGTTGGGAAAACCCAGCAGTCTTTATGGAACCCAGTGCAGCCGACCTGCGTACTTTCTTAGAGAAGTGTAAGGCAGAGCGGACCCCTGTTGCCTACGACGTAGAGACGGACAGTATCGAGGCAATGACCGCCGAGCTACGTTGTATTGGCAT